GTTTGCGTGTAAACTCGGCCTCAATACGTTTCAGAATAGGGTCTAACGAAAACGACAAATACGTTATATTGGCCATTTCAGCCGATTTGTAGTTATTGCTCGTATCGTCAAACACAAACGACGGGTGTACGCCAAAGAAACGGCAAAGTTCCCGGACGGTAAACTTACGGGTTTCCAAAAACTGCATATCGGTAGAGGAAAGCGAAATTTGCTTAAAGTCGGACTGACCGGGCAAACTTACGATATGCTCACCGTTCATAAACCTTTCGTCTAAGTTGGCGGCTGTCTTTTCCAACTCTTCATCTGCATACTCGCCAAAGCCTACTACCGATTTGTCGTTGCTGACAATACCCCGGACGTTACCGCCATTGATAAAGCGGTTTGCCGTCTCAACGTCGCCCGCCTGTGCAATAGTAAGAGTATTGCGGGCGTGGCTTAGTACGCTCTCGCCTGTACGCCCATCTGACGAATGTAAATACAGGTGTATAACTTCGGATTCCTCAAACGTACCGTAAACGCCGTTATATGCGTCGCAAATGGTGTACGTGCCATTCAAAGCGTCGTGGCCTACCGTGTTGCGCCCGCAAAGCACTAAGTCGGTAATCTCTCCCCTGACTTTGCGCGGGTAGATGTAGGCGTTACCGTCTAAAAGCATCATCTTAACGGCCATACTCCAAAAGTCGAAAATTGACATTTCGGGTTGAGGCTGTACGGTAAGTAAATAATGTAGGTCGTTGTTTTTGTCCTCTTGGTAGCGGTCGCCCTTTAACTTCATGTACTGCAAATGCAAACCGGCTACGCTATCACTAAGCAACTGCACACAACGGTAAACGGTGGCTACGGCTGTCGCGGTGTCAGTAGAGGCGTAGAAAAATTGCAGCCCTGCACCTGTGCGCGGGGTTGTACGTTGCGTGGTTTTGGCTTGCGGCGCGGGTGCGGCCTGTTGCTCTACCACTTCATCGCGTTGTTTCCAAATACGGGAAATATCCCACCATTTAGCCATAAAAATAGATATATCTTTTCGGCAAAGATACACCTATTTTATGGGCGTTCAAAATCGGCTAAGGTGCATCGTGGTACACCTTGGCGCAACGTGGTAAAATTTTGAGTTTGTTAAGAATTTAATTTTTTCCGGCGGTCACAATTTCGTTAATTTTCTCTGCAAATGCTATCGTAAAATCTGCGCTTGTACCGTCGTAGTCGAAATCGTAAGGCACGTCGGCACTACCTATCTGTCCTTTGTCGTTTAGTGTCAGGATAGAGCAAACGCAATTCGTAGCCCAAAAATCGTCGGCGTTGTCGTAGAACTCCACAATAAAGAACTTTACCGTATCTTCGTCTACGCCGTAATCGTCGTAGTCGCTCTTAGGTATTGCCCGGCTCGTAGCCCTGACTTTCAGGCCCCGGACTTTGAACTTTTCCGTACCAAAGTCTACGGTCTTATTCAGGTAGGCGGCTTTCGCCTGGTCGCTGATTACCCGCTTAATCTCGTTCTCGCTCATAGCCTTATATCTTGTATGTAGTCTATTTCTCTGTTTAACTCCTGATAGCGACTAAGCGTATAGTGATTTTGGCACATACTACCAAACCAAACGTCGCGTACTTTCAACTGACGCTTTTTGTTTGCTACGTAGGTTTCAAGTTCCCTGCGCTCTGCTGGCCGTCTTAACTTCACGTCGAAACATTCCACTAACCTTTCATCTTCATACAGGCTTACCCGATAATCATCAACGCCCAAAAGTTTGCTAACCCAAATCGCGTAGTCTCGTTCTTTATGCAACTCTTTTCTATACACAATTAACTTTGTCGCCATAATGTTACGTTTTTGTGGCGGGGCTTGCGCCCCGCCGGGTTAATACTCAAATCTTGAAAATGCCAATACTCTTAATCAGGGCTATAACCTCTTTCTTAGTGTTGAGGCTCTTAGGTATCTCCGTACCGTTGGCACTCTTACCGTATTGCTTGCCGTTGCAAAGTTCGTAAGCCTTGCCGCCCAATGGGTCTTTTCTTACCGCCCATTGAACTGCACCGTAACGGATAGTCCAATACGTGCCGCCGCCAAATGGCATATAGTTGCCTTTATCGTCGTTCCATGACTTGCAGCACCTCGCGGCCTCAATGTAGCGCGTACCATCTGCGTTGTATAACTCTACCCGGTAGGCGGTGTTAATGCGCTTACCTGCTAACTCTGCCCTCTGTTGGGCTAACTGCTGCTGTACCTCTGCGGGTAATTCTTCAAACTTCATATCTCTTTGGGTTTTGTGGCCGGGTACAGGCCCCGGCCCGGTTAATACTATTAAAATTGTCTCGCGTTCTTAATCTCAAAAGAATAACTACTAACCTTAACCTGATAGGGCTTTAGGGCTGCGTAGGTAATGCGCTTATGGTTAGCGGTTTCGTACTCGCTAATATAATCCCACCCCTCTTTGTTAGTCAGGATAACGTCGAAATCCTTTGCAAGTTGCTCGGTCATAACGGCGAAAGCGTGCATAAAGTCAAAGCCACCGTAGGCCAAATCGCGCAAATGCGTTTCTTTATTGAAACTGATTACACACCAATTTAACTCGGCCTTAGTCTCTGCTAAGAACTCGCCAACCATTTTCTTTGTAACTTTCTTCATAATTCTTAATGTTTTATTGTTTAATCTGCTGCAAAGGTATAGTTTTTTCTGTACTCTACCAAACTTTTAAGTAAGAAAATACTATCTATTAACATTATTTAGTATAGAAAACACTATACTTTGAGAAAAAAGCCGTATTTTTGCACCAAAATTCAAAAATTCGTAGATTTATGAGGATAAAAGCCGTATTGAAAGAAAAGCACCTGAAACAACAGGATTTGGCCGACAAAATGGGCGTAAGCCTGTCAGCGGTTAAACAAATGCTTAAAGCCGATTCCCTGACTACCGTAACGCTCGAAAAAATGGCGGTAGCCTTGGACGTACCCGTTTGGCAATTACTCGTTAGCCCTGCCGACGTTATACCGGCTACGGGCGTTACTATAAGCTGCCCGCATTGTGGCAAACCACTTAAAATTACAGGCGTATGAAAAGGATAGACGAATTAAGGCAAAGATTGGATGCCGTGTTAGACGAATTTAGCGACGTACCTTTAGAGGAAATCGCCGACGAATTAGACTACCGGGCTTCGGAATATCAGCGCAAAGCAAATCTTAGCGACTGCCAACAATAAGCGCGTATGAGTAGTGAATTACTGCAATATCGTTACGACGTGCTGGCCTCCCTGTATTGGATTCCCTGCACCCTGAAAGAATTAGCGGAAAGGGATTTTTGTAAGAACTTGCCAACTTGGTATATTGACCAAATACTACTAAAGTTGGAAAGCCTCGGACTTGTCGTTAAACGCAAAGACGGCGTTTATAAGGCCATCAAGGGCAAAGCCAAAAAGGTACTAAACCAACGGGGCTACGAAATAGACGATTAGAGACGGCGGGTTAGATGCCCGCCGTTTCCTGTTATCGCTCGTAAGAATAAAGTTGCCCTAAAGTCATTAGCATAGTTATTGTACCGTCTATTTTGCGGTACTGCGAAATCTTCAAAGGCTTTTTGTTTTCCAACCTATCTTCGTCTATAACGCAATTAGTCAGGCAATAGACGTTAATAGGATTGTTGTTAAAGACTATTTGCGCCGGTTCTGCGTAGGCTAACATTTCAAACGATTCTACGGGTAGATTGAAATTGCCGTAAGTCTGGCCGTAAGGTATCAGCACCCCGGACGCTCCGGCGGTAGATAGGATATTAACTAAGTCCTTTGCCTTATACCCGTCGTAGCCTATGCGGATAATCTTAACCAACTTAGTACGCCGTATAATATCGTCGGCAATTCGTCTAACGTCTATGCGTTTTCCCTTGGTAAATATCAGGTGGCCCGCTTCGTGCCAAATACGGTATAGTTGTTCGTTGGGATGCCCCTTTAACGCGCCAATGGGAAAATAGTAGTCTGTGTGGCAATAGAAACGCTTTGTTTCCTTGGAATAGACGGTATAAGATACTGCGCTGAAATCATCATGCACGGATAGGTCAAAGGCTACGGCGCAATCAGGATGCCCGGTTACGTGGTCTATATCAAAGTCGCCCAACAGGTCGTTAGCATCTTCAAAGCCAAACCACGTTTTGACCTCGTTAATGGTAAATATGTTAAGCAACTTGGTACGGAAAACCAACATATTTTCGGCTGATAGTTGGGCGTTCTTCCATTCTATTTCGTAGTAATCATCTTGCACCGTAATACCCAAATGGGGCTGCACCTTTGACCATGTGGCCGGGTCGCCCTCTTCATCGTCTACGTCGGGCATAAACAAATCGGCAAACATATAGTCGTTTTCGCCCTCGCCCTCCAATATCTTCTTAACGCCCTCCAATTCATTGTAGCACGGCCCCTCTATTACGTCGCTGGCCGTCGTAATGATAACCGTTAGCGGGTTACGGCGTGGCCCCATAGAGGACGTAAGCGTATTCTTTAGGTCTGCGCCCGACTTGTTGGCCGTGTCTCTCGCCTGTGAATATTCATCTATAATGGCCAACGATGCAAACAGGCCGTCTTTGGTCTGCGCGTTGGACGTAAGGCACTGTGCTAAACTCTCCCGGCCCCGGTCTCTGAACGTCACCGTTTCACGGTTAATTCTGAAATGCCTTTGGCGCGGGTCTAAGTCAAACATTATATGCCTGACTTCGTTAAAGCATTTTTTCGCCTGGTCGTAAGAGTTGGCCCCTACGTAGGCTTCTGCGTTATAGTCACCAAACAGCATATCGTCAACGGCCAAAAACGCCGCAAAGGTCGTTTTACTGAACTTTCGCGGTACGAATATGTAGACGATACGGATAAGCCTACGGCCATCAGGACGGGCAAAGCCGAAAATATTAGCCATCTGAAAGACTTGCACCGGCGTTAGTTTGTAACGCCTACGCCCGGACGTTCCACTAAACTTCAATTTCTCGTAAAGCCTGATTTTCTTCTTTACGCGCTTGGGCTTCCAAACCCACTTATCGAGCATTTGGAAAAACCGGCGTATCTTCAATAACTCGTAGAGGTTATGGCCGTCGGGATTATCTATAACGCTCAAAACGTAGTCTGTCATACGCTTGTCGGTCTCTGTAAGCGCATAACTATAGCGGGTAAGGTAATTGTCGCGGTTAGCCTGTAACTCGGCGGCTACTTCGTCTTTTAATTGCCTTTTCTTGGCTTTCTCTTCCTGTGTCATACTCTTATTTTCTTTCAGGTAATGGTATATCAGGCGCAATTATTTTGCTCTTTTCGCGCCGGGCTATCCACTTTGCCATTTTCAGGTCTACCGGCTTACGCTCCTTTTCAGTCAGGCGGTAAACGCCAATATGCCATGCAAAGAAACTTTCGATAGTTGCGCCCTTGCTGTCTTTCCAACCGGGCAAAAGGTAGATGTAATCGCAACGGGAAAGCTGCCAAAGGTCGTAGCATAATGCGACGTTGTAACCTACCAACCTGTAGAGCCATTGCCAACGGCAAATCAAAAACTTACAGGGATTCACTACCCGGTAGCCGTTATCGGCCAACAGGCTTTCGGCCTTGGCAAACCGTGCCAAATACTCGCTGCGGTCTAATCCGCTAATCGGGCCGCTGATATATATTTTCTTCATACTTAATCGTCGTTATCGTTAGAAAATTCTTCCATGAGTTTAGTAAGGCCGTCGCTTTCCGTTGGCTTACGGTCTTTGCTATCGGTGTTCATACCTAAAGCCCTCAACGCCTTTTGTGTCTGCGTTGTCAAGTCTAAGTATAGTTTTTCCTTGGGGCTGATACTCTCGCGGTTGTTACCCTCGCGGGAAATCTCTACGTTTACGGCTTTGTGGCCACAACTAAAAATTTCCTCTGCAAGTATTTCAGTCCTTACCATGAGTTGCGCCGTAATGGTGGCTTGCAAAGCCATTTCAGACGTGTATTTGCCTTGCTTTTTGAGCAACTTAACAATATACTGCTTTTTATACCCGATACGCTTCTGTATAGCCGCCGTAGCCTCTGCCGTTCCGCTGTCGTAGGCCAAATCTACGCTGCCGCTTTCCTTGGCCCTGTTTTGCTCTGAACGGTTATTTATGCGGTCTACCATCTTATCCACCGTCGTAGTACGCCCGGCGTTCATATCGGCTACCATTGCGCGGGCGTAGGTCTTTACAAACATCGGTACTTCGGCGTTGCTCTCTAAGTCTTTCAGTTCGTCAATATTCAGGGCTAACAGGGTTTCGTACCACGAAAAATATTCATCGCGGCTAATACCCTGAAACGCCTTGGCCTTATCAGGCCCCATAAGTTTTTCCCGGTATTCGGGTACGCGGTTTCGGGGTCTGCCTTTCGGGTTGGTAATCTGGCCTTTCTGAAAAGGCTTACGCTTCTCCAAATTTGCCAAACTATTAGGGTTCATCTTTCGTTTCGCCATATCAATTATATTTTGCTACTTATTCAACTATTAAGGGTGCGGGCGTATTAGGCCCGCTCCCCGGATTAAAACGGCACGTCTGCGCCTCCACCTGACGGCGCGGCAAACGGCATATCGTCGTAACGATTTGACGCTGCGCTGCCGCCACTCCCACCGCTGCCGGTGTGTCCGTTTCCTGCTTGGTTGCTCATAGCGTTTACGGATTTTTTTTGTTAGACTTTTCGCCTCCTATCTCCTGCCAAAGTTCCCGGCGATTAGAAACTTTATTAACGGTGGCATACCGCTCTATTATACCGTCGTAGATGCCTACGTAGAAATCGTATAACTCCGGGTTTTCTTCGATGGTGAAAGCCTCCACGTTACCGCTGCTGCGCAAATTCGCGCTACCGTGTATCACTATCTTACGGCCTCCGCGTGTCTCAAAGGCTATCACCTTGGTATGAACGAAAGCAACGGCCATCTGAAATTTATCGTCTATATCCAAACGCTTGTAGACGTAGGGTATTAACTTGTATCTTTCGTGACTATAGAAATAGTGGCTAATCACTAAGTCTAACCGCTCTATCCAACCTTTAGCCATCAGGTTATGAAAACTATCGACGTTGTTTTCTGATAGCGAAAGCGTAGATACTATCATACGTTTGCAGACGGCTTTCTGTGCTATCAAATAGGCTTCTATAAAGTCGCCAAAAATGAAACTGCCATTAACCACTACGTCGGCACGCTCTCCAAAGTCTAACCGCAATTCACGGGCAAGTTTGACCGCATTTTCGTAGGCGTAAAACCCTTTTGGCTTAACGTACACTTTCGGTTTCAGGTAGCGGGTTTCCTCTGAATACTTTTGTTTCCCGTTCACATCAAAGAAATTTAGGTTAAGGTCTTTCAACTCTAACCCAACGTCGCCAAAGTCCAGGCTTTGCAGTTGTATTTCTTCAACGGCCATAACCGAAACGTCGGCCTTGCTTTTTCTACGTCTTTTTTCCATAATTCAAAATCGTACTAACTAAAACCGGCTTACCCCCACAGCCCCAAAAAACCACTCACGCATGGAGAAAGGGATGGGCGAGGTTCAACCGGGGTAGGGAGTGTTAAAAAACGACCGCCCCCTTTAACATTTTTAACAATATTAAACAAATGAGAAATTTTTTACAAAAACGCGCTATCTGCTCGGATGCCCGACGTTTCGCGTGTGCCTTACCGCTACGGCCCATTTCAGTATGAGTAAGTACGTGGCAATCGTGGCACAAACTCCGTAAATTGTGAATATCGTACATAAGCGTTTCTTTCTCTCGCTGTGTCAATCCATCTTCTACGGGCGTTACGTGGTGTACTTCGGTAGCCTCTTTA